CTACTCCCGGAACATGTCCTGCAAGAGTTTCACTTCCGCCGCTTTATCGATCTGCTTCCTGTGCAGATAGTCATAGAGGCACTTCATGACCTCAGGCGGCTCGCCGTGCTCCTGCCGGTACTTCTGGATGACGCCAGCGACCTCGGCGTGGAGCATCGTCATGTGATGCATCTCTTCGCCGGAAAGCTCATAAAACGTCTTTGCAAGAGCGGGACATTCGTCCTTGTATTCGAGGGCGCATTTCGCGTACTTCATCGCGTCATCGATTTCCTCGTCGACCATCGCCGACAGTTTTTCAATGAGTTTCATTTTCTTCCTCGCTTTCTGCAGCAAATAGCAGCAAAATTATCCCGAGCAGCAGAGCCTCCGAATCGTCGTTCATAGTTTTTCGACCGTGACCGCAAGGTTGTTGACGACCGATGCCACGCCGTCGAGTACCAGCGACAGCAGAGAGCCGTCACAGCCGCAGGCGTTACGCACAATGGCCGTAATAGTGAGGTTTGCCACGCCGTTTGCTGCGACCGTCTGAGTTGCCGTAGCGCCGATGATGGCGACGCCGTCCTTCTGTGCGGTCAGGCTGACCGTACCGGCAGCTGTGGGTGCGACTGTCGCGCTGACATTGACAAGGTAATAGCCCTGCCCACACAGTGTAATCGCGTTTCCGTCCTGACGGATATTGCAGCCGAAGCGGCGCGCCGTGCTGCCGACCGGGACGATGCCGCCTACGGGTACAGTGGGCGCGCTCGTGTTGGTGGTGTAGATCGCAGACTTGCTCATAATATCATTCCTTTCTCAAAATAAAAAGCGGAGCAGCTGTTGCCGCCCCGCTTGCCTCGCCGAATAGGGCGTCAAATGTTGCCGTTTCCGCAGCCGCAGCCACAGAACGGGGAGTTGCCAGCGCTGTAGGTGTAGCCGCTGGGATAGCGCACGACACCGCACATCTGCTCGCGCAGATAGAGCTGGTTGTTGGCCTGCTCAAGCTGTGCGATGCGGCCTTCGAGCTGGCTCTTTTCGAGCGCTGCGAATTTAGCGTCGATGTTGGCGTTGATGGCATCAAGGCCGCGCTGCGTGGTGCAGCAACAGTCTGCCATCTGGCGCTGGATGTCGTTGCCGGTCTGCATGATGGCCATGTTCGTGCCGTTCTGCGCGAGCGCGACCTCCTTGCCCAGCTGACCGATGCCGCCCTGCATCTCGTAGCCGAGATTGCAGATGCCGTTGCCGATGTTGGTCAGGCGGTCGTTCAGCTGGCCGAACTGCTGGCCGAAAAGGATTTCCTGCTGCGACGCAGCCGTGGCGTACTGGCCAAACTCGCCCTGGCGGTTCCATCCGTTGCCGCCAAAGCCAAACATGAAGAGGAAGAGCACGACAATGAGGAACCAACCGGAGCCCCAGCCGTTCTCATCGTTCGCACCGCGGGTGACCGCGGCGATATCGCTGAGAGACATACCACTATCCATGTGTCAAAACTCCTTCCTGAAAGAATTTTATAAATAAACCGTTGCGCACCGGCTTATTTCAGAAATTGCATAAACTCCTTCGCCTGTTCTTGAAGCTGCTGAAACTGCGCTTGAGACATCTGCCCAGACTGTAAAAGGCGTTCAATCTCCTGCTGCGCTTTCTGAGGCGTCATGCCTGCAGCGAATTTGCGGAATTCGCCGATCATCGCAAGGGGATTATTCGGTCTTGCCGCCCTTTGGCTTCCCATCAGGCTTTCCAGCAACGGATTGTTCATTGACGATTCCCTCCAATCTGGTCAGGCGTTCTTCGATACTCGTGAGGCTTGCTGTGCTCTGCGTGGGCTTTGGCTCGTAAGGTGTCATCAGATATGGCGTTTTTGACTTGTACCCCGCGTCGTCCGTTTTGACGTACCAGCCGATCAGCACATCCGACCGCGAGATATCCATCGCGATCAGTTCACTGCGTGGTGCCATCCTGAGCGCGTCCACGCCGTTTTCTCCGTTCACGCGGGTAATTTGACCCGCAAAGCCTTGCATCGCTCCTGCGCCATTCTGTGGGCTTGCAGGGGCATATCCTGAATAGGGGTTATACCCCATCTGATAAGGGTTGCCGAAATATCCCATGCGCGCACCTCCTTTTGTTGCCTTAATGATAACGAAAAAGAGGCCCCGCAAAGAGCCTGAAAAAGGTCTTTGTAGGGTCTCTTCTTTATGCGTTTTTGATGCCGTCCGCGATTTTGCTGTACGCCCGGCGCCGCCGCGTCTTCACGTACTCCGGTGAGACGTGCAGCGTCTCCGCGACTTCGACGCGGCTCTTCCCGCGCACATCGCATTCAATAAGGCAGTACGCCTCATCGGGCGGCAGCTCAAACGATAAGATATACGCCACGGCTCGCTTGGGGGCCATAGAGGATAACTGTGCGCGGATCGCTCGGTGCTGCTTGTCCATGCTGTGCACCGGGGCTTGCAGAGCGCTCACGCGAGGGGAGACATTGCAGGCCTCCCGCCCGTTTTCCTTTCCGTGCCCGATTCGGACACAATTATTTCATTGTCGCGAGCTTGCGGATCAGGTCACTGCCGTACTTGTACGCCGCGAGGTAGTCGAGCGTCGGATCGAGCAGCCCCGCGCGCTTCTTGAGCACTTCGCGGTAGTCCGGCTCCACAAGCCTGCTCTTGAACTCCTTTTCCCACTTGCCCGCGTTCTCCCTGCCGGACCAGTACGCGGGACACAGCTTACCCGTCACGTCAAAGTGGCGGATGACGTTGCTCGCGGGGATGTTGTACTTTTTCATCAGAGCTTTCGTCAGCTCAAGTGCCTGCGCGACGGTCTTCGCGCCCGGCGCGTATACGCCGTTCTTCTTCTCATCGCACAGCTCAATGCTGATGCTGTTTGCGTTCAGGCAGCGGCCGTGCAGCGTCCCGCCGCCCGTCTGCGGGCAAGACGGGTACTTCTTCCCGCCGACCGCCCACGCAACGCGCAGGTCATCCACGCTTTGTACGATCTCCTTCTCGTCGATGAAGTAGTGCGCGCTGGTCTTCACGACGTTCGAAGCGTAGTATTTGGCGTTGTTCATCGCCGTGTCGCCGTCGTTGCCGGTGTAGTGGATGACGATGTAGCGGATACCGCTCGCCGTGCGCTTGCCGCCAACGTTCCCGGCGTTGGCCGGATATTTGCGGATATTCACACCGCTCACTCTCCCTTCGCACTGCCCGCCGCATTCTGTGTGCCGAAGTAGAACGCGATGACCATGAGGTACACGGTGTTGAATTCCTGCGTCACCTTCGACTGTACTGTCAGCACGCAGAAGGTCGCCGTCAGCGCAATCGTCACAAGGCTCTTCACGCTAAGAAGGTTTGCGATTCTCTTGTTCAGTAATTCGTTCATGTTATTCGTCCTTTCCCTTGATTTTGATTCCAGCCAGCAGGCCGAGTTCTGCCGTCCACGCGGCGAACCACGCGACGGTCAGGCTATCCGGCACTACCTTGTCATGCGCGGTCAATACGAGCACCGCAATGCAGTACCAGCAGAGATTGAGCACTGCCGCTATGACGTACTTGTCCCGCTTTCTCAGCTTCTTCATAAGGCTACACCCGACAGCAGCCACGCGATAAACGCACCCGCCAGCACCGCGAGGGCCTTGTCGACCAGACTGTCCCAACGTTTCCCCGCCTTGCCCGTGATGGCTTTCACGTCCTCTTTGATCTCCTTGACGTCGCCCTCAACGGTCTCCTGCTTGGTCGCCAGCACTTCGACCGACGTTGCCAGCCTGTCAAGCGCCGTCTGGTGCTCCTGCAACTCATTGATTCGATGCGTATTGCTCTTGCACCTGCTTTCAATCAGCGCGATCTCTGCGTCATCGTAGTGCTTTGCATTATCCATTTTTCACGCCCCCTTATTTTTATGGTGTTCTCCATTGAGCCTATCATGCCGCCTCCGCAAATTCACCACGGGGCAAAAGAACCTGTCGGTGATCCGACAGGTTCTTTTTCTTTACGCCGCTTTCCTCCTCATGATTGCAAGCTGCTCGTCCACCCTCGCGCGGTTCCAATGGCGAATCTTCTTTGGCACGTCCAGATATTCGTACATTGCCGTGCGCTGCTGCTCGTTAAGCCCCGAGCGGAACAGCATTTCCATGATCTGCAAGCCCTTGCTATAGTCGATGCTGTCACCGTCCTTGTCTTTCAGCATTTCGCACTCGCTCGCCGCCGCCTTGCAGGCCGCGAACACGCCCGGGGCGATGCGGTACTGCTTCTGTGCCTCCTGCGCATTCTGAATCCATTTGGTCGTGATCTCGTACTGCCCGCCAGAGTTTTCTTTCAGCGCCACCGCCTCTGCGTAGCTCTCGACGTAGCCGAGCGCCTTGTCTTTGCCCTCGTCAGAAAGGCGGGAGAACGCGCCGCTGCTCGTTGCCTTATCAGCCTGCGTGCGGTAGGTCTCGCCCTTCTGCGTCTCATATTTGCTGAACGAGCTCGCGTTCAGGTCCGCCGCGCTGAATTTCTCCTTGTCCTCGCCGCTGTTATAGGCGTACTTTCCGCGAATGCCCAGCAGGTCAAGCGACTTCTGCGGAAACGAGTAGTTGGCCTCGCTCTCGGCCTTCTTGTTGTAGCGGGTCTTAAGGCTGCTTTGGATGCTCTCGCCGTCAATCCCCATCTGCTCCATCAGGTCGCGGCGGACGTGCTCATAGGTCGCGTAATCGCCCTGTTCCAGTGCATCATAGAGGATACCGATAAACCGGCTCCTGTTGCCGCTGTTGGCAAGGTTGTAGCTGAACTTCTCCACCTCGTACTGGAAGCCGAGGCTGCCGCTCGCCTGTGCGATGGTGCGCAGCGTCGCCATAAGGTCGCGCTTGATGTTGGCGACCGGCAGACCAAACATCTTGCTCGCCGCAGCCAGCAGCGTGAGCGTGGCCTCCTTACGTGTCTTCTTGCCGTCACCGCTTGCGCTGTCAACAAAGGCTCTCGCCGCGTTGATCAGATCGGAGAAAACTTCCATGTCAGGACGGGACACATCATAGCCCTGCGCAAGTGAGAGAATATCCTTTGCGAATGGGATTTGCGCCACGGGGTTCATGTTGCTGCCGACGTTGCCGTTCAGCACGACGTTGCCGATCAACTCGAGCGCGTTCTTCTCGTCTCCCTCCACGCCCGTAAAGGCTGAAAGGAATTTCTCCCCGTAGTCCTTGTCGCGGTCATCGTCGCGCAGGCCGTCGACAATGCTCTGTGCCAGCGCATTCACCACATTCGTAACGACCAGCGCCGTTGCCGCGCGGCCCAGCGTCTTGAGGGCCTTGCTGCGCTTCGCCGGGTTCTCCTCATAGCGGAAGTTGTCATAGCTGCGAAGCAGCACGTTCAGGCTCATGATGGGCTCGCCCATAAAGGCCGTCGCCTGCTGCGAGAGGGTGCTCTTGCCGCGCATGATGTTGCTGCGCTGCAAGATTCCGTCGACGACCTGCGTCTGATCGATCATATCGGAGAACACATCGTTGACCGCGCTGTAAAATTCATTGCTGCCCGCGCGGACGTCGGGCTTTTCACGCTTCACCTGCCACTCGCAGGCGTTCCACAGCTTCCCCCACGTCGCGGCATCTGCCTTGCCCGCAGCAGCGCCCGCGAGGTCGTTCAGCTTGTTCGTCACGCCCTCCTTGCCGTAAAAGCGGTCTTTCAGCGTATACGGCGACGAGATATCAAAACTGCCGACGGCCTTGCGCATCGCGATAGGGGAATGCTCGAGCGCCTTCTCCCAACCGCTCCCTTTCGTCACGCCGCCGGTCATGCCCTTTGCCATGTCCTTCGGATCAAGAACCGCCGCCGCGCGGAAGAAGGCCGTCGGCTGCTGGATGACGACGCGGATGTTCGCGCCGACAGACGCGCCCTTGAATTTGCCGACGAACTTTCCCATCTTGCCCGTGATCGGCTCAAAGTCTTTCGTGCCAATGCCGTTCTGAATGTCGCCCATCAGTTTTTGCCAGTACTGCTGCGCGCCCTTGCCGCCCTTTTCGTCGAGCAGGCCCTTGACGCTCACGCCGGTCTTATTGCCCGCGTCGTTGCGGTACTGGAAGTTGAAGAAACGGTTTGCGTCCTCCATCGGTGCGAGCCATGCCGCGTAGTCGATCATGTCAGATGCATGGTCGGCGAACGTATCAAACACGCTGCGCAGCTCCACGGCGTTATTCGCGTTCGGCGTCACCTGCTGCGCCATGCCGATATTCTTGATGGAGCGCACATTGCCGCTGTCCTTCTCGAGGTTGCTGTGCAGTGCTTCCTTTGCTGACTTGATGGGCCAGTAGTTTTTCTCGGTGAATTTGCGGTAGCCGTAGGCCTGCATGCTCGCGTCGTTGCCGTACTTGGCAAGCGTAGTCGCCGTCAATTCCTGCAAGCCGTCCGCCACGCGCTTCTGCTCGTCCGTTAGCTTGCCCGTGATGCGCTCGATATCGCCATCAGTCAAAAAGACCTGCTGCGTGCCGCGCGGCACTTTCGTCCTGCCGGTCTCCGCGCTCTTGATCTCCGGCTGGATGACGCCGCCGCCGAGCAGATGCCCAAGTGCCTGCTTGCGCTTGCTCAGAAGGTACAGTTCCATGATCTGCGGCGTCGTCAGTGTCAGCTTGCCGCCGTTGGCGACGGTGATGTCGTGCGTCTCCGCCTCCCACTTGCCGATGGCACTGCCGCGCGCGTCGCGTAGCGCGCCTTTCAGGTCGCCGTGGATAGCCTTCCCAGCAATATCCTTGAAGCCCGCCTCGCCCAGCTCGTCGCCAAGCACCTTCCGCGTCTTCTCGGCAATGTCACGTGCCATGATCTCCTGAGAATCCTGTGCATTGCGCAACATCCGGTAGATGCTCTTGCCCGTCTCGCCGTAGTGCGCGAAGAACGTGTACGGCGTTTCTAAGCTGATTGTCGTATTGTTGCCGAGCTTCTTCCGCCGCGTGCTCACGTCGGCCTTGAAGGCATCCGCCATCTGCTTTGTGGTCTCGAATTTGCTCTTGGAGAGCACCTTGCCCGCCGTCGAGACGGATTTCTCCACCGCGCGAATGGTCTTCCACATCGTCCCAAGCTCTTCGCGCGTCAGCTCAGAGAGCCGCTTGTCCTTCATGCCGATAACCTGTCCAAGCAGGCCGTCCTTGCCGTCCGTGCCCAGCAGCGACGGGTCAATGACCAGGTCGTCGCCGTCTTTCTCTCGCCCTGAAAGAATATCTTGATACTGATCTCGGAGTGCTTCGAATGCCTGCGTGCGCTGCGTCGGCGTGCCGCTGCCGTCATAGACATGCTTGCCGCTTTCGTCCACGGTGTAGGCGCTTTCCTGATTGATGCTGTTCAGCACTGTCGCCACCGCCGAGCGCATATTCTCGGGGATGTGCTTCGTGTCCGTCGGGCGCAGCAGCTTCTTCGACAGGTCTTTTGCGTGCCGCGTGATCTTCGCGCGCAACTCGCGGCGCTTCTGCCCCTCGCGGCGCGTTGCGTCCTTCTCACGGTAACGACCTTTCAGCGCATCCAGCTTTTCCGCCTGCTGTGTGCGAGCTTTCTGCAAGGCTTCCTGCGTGTGGCGCAACTTTACGGCGTCCGTGCGTCCCTGGGCCATCTGGCCTGCGAGTTTCGCGTCCACCGCGGCCTTGCGCCCTGCCGCTTTCGCCGCGTCCAGCTTTTCTGCCTGCACGTCGGCAAAGGTTTTCTTTGCCTGCGGCAGGTCAAAGAATCGATCTATAATGTCATTCGAAATGGCGCTGACTGCCTGACCCATATAGCCCTCAAACGGGTTATACTCGCTCACGTTGTACAGCTCGTTTGCCACGTCCGCAATGCGCGCGATCTGGTCGCTCACGTTGTTCTCGCGCGTCTCACTGAAAAACTCAGGGTAGTTTTCCGCCAGCTCGGAATAGACCTGATCTACGTTCGTATGCTCGCCCTTGCCGAGATTCACCTTGCCGGAGAGGCTGCGTCGGAAGTCGGCGTAGTCCGTGATGACAGCCGCATCCTCGGTGGAGAGCGTGATCTTCGTATCTTTCAGGTACTTGCGTAGCTCGCTATACTCGCGGTATACCTCGTCATCCTTTGCGATGGCGCTCTCTGCGATGCGCTGGGCTATGGCGTCCGCGCGGCTTCTCGCCTCGGTGTAGGTCAGCTCGCCGGTCTCGTCACCGCCGCGTGCGATGTAGTCATACAGGCTTGCAAGGTCGCCCTCGATCTCGCTGCCCTCGATCTCCGCCCCGTAGCGGCGCGTCAGCTCCTTCGCCGCCTTTTCCACGCTCTTGCTGTCAGTGCGAACGCCGTCGCTGCGGCGCGTCTGCCCCTTCCAGTAGTCCACGCGCTCGCGCAAGGTCTCATTCTCGCGCTTGAGCGCCGCGATCTCCTGCGCGTTCTCCGTGCCCTTGAGGGATAGGAATTGCGCAAGGCTCGATACCTGCGGCGTTGTTCCGTCCTCAAAATAGGCTTTGATGTCCGCGAGAACCTTGTTTGCATGCGTGCCACGCGGGTATTCCGTGCTCGATACCGTCTGCCCGTCAGGCGTATCAAGGTCAAGAATGACCTCACCGCGATTGTGGCTGATAAAATCAGAAAGAGAATCAAGCTGGTTCTTTGTCGGCATAACAGAGAGGTTGATACCGCCGCTTTCCGGCGAAATACGGATATTGCCCTCGCTCATAAACTGAACCATGCTGCCGCTGTAATCGCTGCCGCCGTAGTCATCGCCCAGCGCGTCGCGGATATCTCGGTGGTCGACCGTGCGATATCCGCCGGGGCCGCCTTCGTGCCTGCCGGAGAAGTCAAGTTTCTTACCGTTCGTCAGGATGTATCCAGTCTCCGACCACTTGTAGGTATGCCCGAAATACTCGTCTGCGTCCTTGCGGTGCTGCTTCTTCTCTTCGTCGGTATACTCTTTCAGTGAATAGCGCTTCTTGACATTCTCTCCGTTTTGGGGTACACTGCTTGCAGAAGCATTGGTGGACACCCCAACAGGGCGATTATTCGCTTTAGCTGTACCATTTCGGTACTGAAGGGGCGGTGCCGATGCTTTATTTTTATTTTCATTAAGCTGGATGGAGTAGACAAATTCTCCGTCCGGCTTTTTTCTTACATTTGCCAGCAGGTCATACACCTGTCCATCGATCTGCACGGTCTTGACGAAATACTCCCAGCCGGTCAGATTTTGATGTGCCTGTGATTTCTTCCCCTGCTCGGCTTTACCTCCGTTGTAGGTCGCGTTTTCTACAAGCTCAAAGATGCTGCCATCCGCTCCGGTATTGATTTTCGCCTTCCATCCCTTTTGAGAGGATTTTTTATCGCCGTACACATTCTTGCGAAGGTCTGCTTCATCAAACTTCGCGTAGTAGGTGTTGTTGCCGTTGCTGAACTTGGCCGTGCGCCCCGCGTATTCGTTGCGCATGATATCCATAAAGGCTTCCATGCGCTCTTTGTAGGACATTTTCTTGACATCCTCGCCAGTTTCGTAGACCTCGACGCCGTCCTTGTTCTTACCCTTTAAGTCAAAGCGCACGCCGCCCTCTGTGGCGGCATTTTTGCTGTTCTGCGCCGCCGCTTCAAACGCCTGCTGTAAAAGCCCCTCCGCTGTCTGTGCCTGCTGTTTCGCCTTGCCGGTCAGCTTGCCCACGATCTCGCGGATGGCGTCACGCAGCTTTTCAAGCAGCGTGCGGTCTTCGCTGTGCCTGCGGATAAATTCGTTCAGCACGTCCGTGTTGGCGATCATTTCGCCTGCGTAGTTGGCCGTAGCCTCGTCCAGCGCTTGATCCACGCTAATCTCAACGCCCATGCGGTTATACTGCTCATGCAAAATGTTCGCCGCCTCGGCAACGTCGGGGTCTTCCATAATGGCATCGCGGAACGCTGTGTACTGCTCGGGCGCAAGCTCCTGCACACGGTGTGTCCACTCATGGCCGACGACCTGCATCACGGGGTCCTGCGCATCCTTTGCAATGCGGATTTCGTTCCCCTCGATGACGCCGTTAGCCGTGCCGCCACGCACCACGTCAGCCATGCGCACGCGCACGCCGAGCGCCTTTGCAACGGTATTGATCTCGTCTGCCGTCGCGCTGTCCATTTCACGTGAAACGTAATCATCATAGACAAGGCCGCTGCCTCCGTCGCTCTCCTGCGCAAAGGTCTTCTTGCGCGCCTCGGCCTTCGCGTCGTTCTGCCCTGCGACATAGCCTGCATAGGCCGTCTCATTCGTCGGGTTCGGGTTCGCCTTGCCCTCCACGCCCGCATTGTAGGCGGGGATAAAGTCCGCGACGTGCTGTGCCGTGTCCTTGCCCTCCTGATACGAGCCGCGGATCGCCTTGCGCCCGCTCTCACCGATCATGCTGTCGTAGCGGGCGAAGAGCTGGTCGGCAATGCCGTTCACGATTTCCGCGTCGCTGCGCGTCTCTGTCTGCACGTTCGGCAGCGCGGTGCGACTGTCATAATAGTGCCCACCTCGGTTGCCGATGGCCTCCACGCCACCGCCGAGCCCACCGAGGATACCGCCGACGAGGAAGTCGTTCAGAATTTCCGATGCTTCCAGCTCGCTATAGCTCCCGCCAAGCGTCTTCCCGTTATAGATCATCTGCAAAGCAGGCTGAATGAGGTCTTCAATGGTCTCCTCGCCGCCCTCTTCCAGGAACGACAGCGCGATCTTACCCGCCGCGCTGCTGTTGAGCCCTTGCATCGTGCGCTCGATGACATCATCCAAGAAGCCCTTGCCGAACATCTTCTTGAACGGCGCTGCCGCGTTGCCGATCTTCTCGGTCGCCACGCTGAGCGCGCCGCTCGCAAAGCCGTAGTTGACCTGCTGCTCGTGCGTTGCGCCCTGTCTGCGTGCCTCCTGCGCGCCACTGCCCATGCTACGAATGGCCATAGGGAAAAGTGCTGTTCCAAACATAAAGGGCGATAATGCAATATCTTCTGCCATTTGTGTGCCTGCAACACCCGCATCAACGGCAAGCTGCCCGACTTTGCCCAGACCACTTTTCGCCTTGTTGATATCTTTTGCGCCGCTGTCGGCCAGCCTGTCAGCAGCCTTGTAGATTGCGCCCGCCGTGCGCTCAACCTCGCCGCCGATGCCGTAAGCCTGCCGATACGCGGCCTTGCGCGCTTCCAGATTCGTGATGACGGTGCGTGCCGTTTCGCGCTCGCTCTCGGTGCTGCTGGGGTCTGCCAGCACGTCGCGCTGCGCCTTGATATCCTGATCCCACAGCGCAATTTCTTTCTCAGCTTCGCCGCGGCGCTGCAAGCCGCTTCCGGTCTGCGCCAAACCGACGGCGTTCGTGACACCCGCGCCGTAGGTCTTCGTCGCGCCCTTGAGCGTATTGCTGACGCGCTGCGCGACCGTAGGCGTCTTCACATTCTGCACGTGCTGATTGAAGGCGTTCTCGCTCTGGTAGTTCTTCGCCTCTTTCTGCTGCAGAGCCCCCTTGCCAAGATTTTGTGCAAGTGCGCTCTGGTTCTTCGGCGTCACGACATTCTGCTGCGTCACTGGCGTCGTCTTCACCGGGCTCGTGCGATATACTGTAGGTGGAGAAGAGACCGGGGCGCTCGCGCTCCCGGTCTGCATCAATTTCCCGCGCCGCCCCTGCGCAACGGTGGTCGCAATTGCCTGCTCGGTCTTTAATTTCTTCTCTTCGTTATTGGTGTTCAGTGCTACCAGCTTTCCCATATCAGCCCTCCGTGTAAGTCAGCCCGTATTCGTTCAGCATCTTCTGCACGCGCGCCTTCTGCTCGTCACTCAGTTTATCCCAGAAAGAATCAATACCTCCGACAGCATAATCGGTGCGCCCCTGTGCAAGCATCGTGCGCAGACTGCTCATAGCCGCATTAAAATTGCTCGAATTATAGCCTTCGCTTGAGCCTCCACCGTCACTTCCGCTGTTCTCACGCTTATCCAGCCAATCTTTATAGCCGTCATACGCGCCGCTCGAAGAGGTAAACCCGAATTTTTTATAGTTGTTGGCAATATAGCTCTTCGGGTAGCCGGACTGATATGCCGCTTCAAACAAGCCATCATAGTCCGCCTCTCTCGGCGGAGCCGTCACGTTGTTGGAGCGTCTTGTGCCGCTTGCCTTCCCCGCCGCTGCCTGCGCGGCCTGCTGCAATTTATACTGCCATTCCGCATTATAGCGTGCGTCCTCGATGGCGTCGCGTTCCTTCTGGTAGTCATAGTTCAGCTTGTCCTGCTGCTTCTGATACGCCAGCGCATCCGCCGCCTGCTGGTCGCCCACCTGATCGCGCGCAAGCTGGTAAAGATAGTTGCGGTCAGCAAGCCAGCGGTTGTAGTTGTTGTCCTCAAGGCCGATGAGCGTATTCAGGTCGGCGCGGTCAGCATTCAAGCCGTCCTGATACATGCTATAGGCAAGCTGCTGTAATTCGGGAATCTTGTCCGTCATCTGGCTCATCTGGTAGTCGCTCGCCTGTTGGCTCGCTGCCACCGCCGCCGTGGACGGCATCCCGCCCGTCATCACTGCCGCCTTGCCGAGCACATCCTCAGCGCTGCGGTCTGCCTCGCGCGTGTACTGCTTGCGATACTGCTGATAGAGCGGGTCGCTCGCTGCATCATAGGAAAACGGCGTGCGGTTCAGCAGTGCGTCGAGCTTTGCGCTGATCTGCCCGCTCTGATCGTAGTTGTAGTTGCTGTCGCCCAGCTTATCGAGCCAGCTCGTGTCAGCCTTTGCAGGGCTCGCGCCCGTGCCGAGTTTGATGTACTCGCTGCCGTCCACGCCGCCGGAATAGTCGTACTTCGCGCGGATTTTCTCCGCTGCGTCGTGCGCCGCCTGCTGGCCCGCCTTGTCTCCCTCGGCATAGGCCTTGTTGTATGCCTCGGTATACTGCCGGATGAGATCAAGGTCCCCCGAATCGTTGATGAGCGTCAGGTCTGTATTCTTGTGTTTGAAATTGTCTGCCATTGTCCCCTCACTTTCTGCCGCCCGTCACGTATTCGTACTCGAGCGCATAGAGCCGGTATTCTCCTGTGGCTTTGATTTTTAATCTAAAGTGGTCGCAGCGGCGGATCGGGCAGTCGAGAGTGAAAACGTCTTTCTCCTGTGCCCCGCAGCGGTCGACCTCTTCCCACGCGCCGCCGTCGAACTTGACAAGGAACACGACCGTTGCGCCCTTTTCGCATTCCAGCCGCGCCCGAACGCGCTGCACGTGCTTCGCGTCGAATGAGCCGCCGTCATAGTCGGCAAACTCCGCCTCGCTAATAACAGCGCCCTCGCGTGTTGCGCCGGTCGGGATATCTGCCGGATTCCCCAGCAGCACGCACCCACCGTCTACTAAGGCCATGATACCGCCCGAATAGGCCATTTGCACCACGGCAAGCGTATCTTCCTTATGCCACACGCCGTTCTCGCTGCTGTAGCAGTACAACGCCGCCTTGCCATCCTCTTTCAGGCTCACGTAGTAGTTGAGGCCGTCGCTCCCTCCCACCGCGTCAGAGAGGCGCACATCGTCGCCCAGCGTGTGGGAGATGCAGCGCGGCATGCCGCCGCTGTACGCCATGATGCCGACCTTTGAGAGGTAATAGAGCGTTTCCCCCGCCACGGCGAGGCTCTTGTGGCTGCCCCTCATCACACCGAGCACCGCGCTTGACATGAGTTGGAAGTTTGTCGGAACCGTGCCGTACATCTTGAATATTTTGTCTTCTTTGAAAAAGCACGGGTAGCCAAGATAGCTCACGCACGCCGTGAACGCTCCTGCCGTGCCGCTCTCCACGCTGAACGCATCCGTGGAGAGCCCGTCAAACACGTTCCAGTTGTACGGGTCGCCGAGCTTTGAAGCAAAGATGCTGTCGCCCTTGCATCCCCACACGCGGTTCTCGTTCGTGCAGACAAAATCCATGTCGGGCACGCTGCGATTGAGCGTGACTGTTCCAGGCTCCGTGATGCTTTCCTGCCCGTCGGGCAGGCGGAAGGTGTTTTCATAAAAGCGCAGCGTCTTTTTGTCCTCGCTGATCTCCCGGATGATGGGTGTGCGGTTGTTGTAGGTCTCCTTTGTGCAGCCCGAGATCGTCACGGCGTCGCCCACGTTGAACGGGAACGCCGCGCCGGTCGTCGTGATGCTGTTTGCTGCCGCCTTTTCGTCAGCATACGTGCCATTCCCGAATTTCAGCCCCGCCGCGGCGTAGCTCGCCTCCATCGGCTTGATCGTGCCGTCCTTTTCGCACACGATCTTGTCGGGGAAGATGAGCACGCGCTCGCCAAGTGCACAGAAAGTCTTTTCGCTATCTGCGACTATCGTCTTCTCTTCGCCGTTGATGTAGAGCTTCGTTCCGTATACCTCGTAGAGTTTGCCTGCGCTGAAAATGCCGTTTGCCTTGCCCATACCCTTGCGGACGGTATAGCGCCGCGCACGGGGAGCAAGAAGCGGGAAGTATCGCGCCGACAGGTTCTTCATGTCGTAGAGCTCGCCGCCCGCCGCGCCGAATGTGTGGTTGATGCCGCCGAATTTCTCCTGCTGCACGCGCCGGTTCGTATATGCCGTGATCTCAGGCAGTCTCATCTTTCACCGCTCCCCTTGCTTCGCCCTGCGTATCGCCTTCCTCGCCCACCGGGGCTTCTGTCGCATCGCAGATCGTCACGATATTGCGAAGCGACTGGCGCACCGCTGCCACCACGTCGACGGCATCACCGTTGACGTTCAAAATGCCGATCAGGCGCATCGCGTGCGCCGCTTCCTGCTTGATCTTTTCATTCATGCTCTTTACCTCCAATTGGGTTGCGAATAGCTCCCGTAATTGTTGACCGGTCGAACCGATAGCCAATTTGTGTTGTAATACGTCCCAATGTTGACGATCGCACGGTATCTCTTCCAGTTTGGGTTATAATACGTCCCGACGTTGATGACCGCCTTCGCGCTGCCTCCGCTGCCGCCGCCGCTGTACGTCGTTGCCGTGCCGGAATCGCTGTAATCTGAGACGATCCACGATCCGCCCCAGTAGTACATGTTGCATATCCATTCGTATGTCGTCCCCGGCGATAGCCCTGTTATCGTGCCGACAAAGGTGCTCGTCCCACCGCCGACCTCGCTCGAATCGAACGAGAACGTCCCGATGCCCGTGATGCGGATGTCGATTGAGCGCTTATACGTGTAATCCGACGCGCCGCCAGTAAACCGTGCGTAGACGCTGAGCTGTGTCCCGTCTCCGTCGACCGGTGACAGCGTACAATAAAAGCTCGCCATCTCTCACTCCTCAAGGAAAAACACCGTACCATACGGCGCGGCACTTGGCGGCGAAGCGCCGAACATGTAGTTGCCGCTCAGTACCAGATAGCCGCCGCCGAGCGAGACGACAGGGTAGTCGCTGGCATCGTCTTTTCCGATCAATGCAAACGGCCCCAGCTCGGATTCAAGAAAGATATTTCCCGCTGCGTGCATCTTCATGCCACCATAGGTCGCCGTCAGACCGACGCCGACCTGCCCCGTGCCCGTGTAGGCAAGATCCATGCTGCCGACAGGGGTATCTCCGGCCAGCAGGCTCACGCTCCCGCCGCGCAGCGCACCCGCCGTCAGCGTGCCGTCGATGTTGACTGCCTTGACGTGTAGATCGATGGTCCCCGTGCTCGCGATCTGCACGCCGTTTTTGTTCAGCGCAAAGACTGTGCCGTTGCTGCCGCTCGTTGCCGCCAACGTGATCTGATTCAAGTTCTGGTCGATGAGCGTCTGCGCCGCCGTGCCGTCGATCTTCCCGCTCACCTGCGTGCGCAGTCCGTTGACATCCGCCGTCAGGTTCGTCACGCTGCCGTCAAGGCTCGAAATGCTCGCCTGCAAGCCCTGCGCCGTCACGCCGAGCTGCGTGATATTCCCCTCTGCGTCGCTGATGCGTCCCGCAAGGCCTTTTGCCGTGATAGACAACTCGTTCACATTCTTGTCCGTATCCTCGATCTTGGCGTAGATCGGCTCGGAAATATTCTTGATAAACTCGCTCAGTGCATTCTGGTTGATGTTGCTCCCGTCCAGATTGAAGAGCGTATACCGAAGCTGTTCCAGAAGCACGAAAAGGTAGTCATAGACCCCGTTGATCTGCTCCTGCGTGTCTTTGCCTTCGCCGTTCGGGAAGGTCGTCTCCACCAGCTGAAATGTCGTCGGCACTTGTCATCACACCTTCCAGTTGCCCTTGCTTTCTTTGCGGTTTTCGCGCCGCCACCATGCCATAGCATCGGCCACCGCATCGTTGGCAATGGCGTGGTCGTTGGCATAGAGCGCGCTGTCCTGATTGTAGGCGTCGAGCTGCGCTGCCAGATATAGGTGGTAACACTCGTTGTGCCCGTCCGGCAGCAGCAATTCCATATCATCGACGCTTGCTGTGTCATCCTCCACGCTCACCTTGAGAACGGGGGCTTCCTCCCCCATCATCTCGGCGATTCGGTGCTCAAGCACCATGAGAATTTCTGCCTTGCGCGGCGTGCTCAATTTGTTAGGCCGCAGCGCGTCCGCGTCACGGATAGCTTTCAGCATTTTCATACATTAGACCTCCGTGAAATACTGTCCCACCAGCTCGTGAGGAAGATACTGAAGAGTGATTTTGTTGCCGGACTGCTCTCCGATACGCTCGCACTTGTACGTCTTGCCGTCCTCGCTGTCGAGGTAATACTTGCCATACTCGTACTCCATGCCGCGGCTTGCGGGGATGGGGTCATCCTGCGTGCCCGCGTGGGTAACGTCGATCACGACCCAGAGCGCGGGCGTTGCGCTCGGCTTCCAGCCCTCCTGCGAGGTGTGCGCCTGACGGCACTTGTACACCCTGCCGCCGTAGCTTCTGCGGTCGCCCTCCGCGTAAGCAACAGGATACGCCCATGCCGTGATGAGCTCGGGCACAGTCGCCGCCTCGCCGTCGCTCAGGCTGACCGCCGCCTGCTCGATGATGGGCCGCAGTTCCACCGCACGAGCGTATGTGACCGGCGCGCCCGCAAGGGCGGTAACGGTCGCTTTGGCGTTCTCCGTCTCCGTAGGCTTGCCCATCTTAATGCTGACCGTGCCGTCGCGGTGGTCAGTTATGTCGCCAGCGATGCTGTAGGCGCTGTTGTCGTACTCGTTGACGACCTCTTTGGTCTCGCCCGTGGGCTTGCCCTGCTCGTCCAGCACGTCCACCGTGTCGCGCTGGATGATGCTCCACGGGGTATTGTCGGGCAACAGTGCCGCTACGGCGTCGTAGGACATGGTCAGATAGATGGTTTTGGTATCACGGCCGTTCCAGTTGCGGTCAACAAGGTTGCCGTTGACCGTAGCGGGATATTCCGTGTTGTTGACTTTTACGTAGATACTCATGTGCTGCTCCTTTCTTATTGCGGCGTGGCGTTGGCTTGCAGCCACGTCAAGAGATCACCGGTGGGTAATTCATCAAAAGTGATGGTGCGGTATACCTCCCCCCGCCAGCCGTTTCGGTAGGCGAGTTCCCTGGTCTCGGTAGACTTTCTATAGTAGATTAAAGTTCTTACACCGTAAGTGTCGTCGTAGTCTCGGATAAGATGGTCGTAGGTAAAGCCATAATAGCCAGACACAAAGCTGACAGCAATCCCGCTACTATACCCCCAGAATTTGTCTGGCTGCGACGTTATATCAATGGTTTCGTTGAAGTACCACGTCAAGCTCACATCCGGCTCAAAGTTGATGTCATACCCCGTCCCGCCGATAAGCGTCCTGCCTTTGAGGATATTGTACACAGTGCCGTCCACCATGCACTTACCGCCCTGCACGGTGTAGACCGTGCCGTTGACGAGCGTTTTGTGCGTAGCGGGCGGTGGCGGAGTGACATTGCCAGAGCTGTCGACTTCCATGTCCTGCGGGAGAATCAAAGCGGGGCGGATGCCGGACGAGCTGGATGCTTTGCTGGCCTCGCAGACGCCGTTGTAGTTGACGAACCACACCAAGCTGGTGTTGTTGGTGATCGGGGAGCGGAGACACCAGTAGTCAGCCGAGCCGTTCAGTTTCGCAATGCGCTTGTTGTTGGCGGACGTGCCGGTTCCGGCCTCGAAGTAGGACAGCTTCGCACCGTCTACCGGGAAGTAGGAGTTATCGCTGGTCGTGAAGCCAATCTCGTAGCCGGACAGCAGAAAAATCTTGCAGAGCAGGCCATTTGCACCGCTTTGATCCGAGCCACCGGAGCCGCCGTTCTTACGGTACGGGATCTTCACCTGCTTGATTGCGTCCCTGATGTTGCTCTCAAACGCGTTCAAGAACGTGCTGTTCAGTAAGCTGTGGATGGTGCTGTTCTCCAGATTGTTATCATCCGAGCTGTGCCATCGTGTGTCCTCGAAGCTGTCCTTCATCAGCAACCAAGTGCCGTCGCAGGATTCGTCATACATGGAGCTCGGCTTGCCCTGATGGCCGACCAAGAATTCTTTCGCTGTACCGCCTACTTTTAGTTTGACAATACTGCCGACGGCTTTGGTGCCGAGTTTTGCATTTGCCATCTCCGTACCTCCTTATTTGAAGTACCAGTTGATCGCGTAGTTTTCCGTGGGCGTGGTCTCCGTGCTCACGAGCGTCTGCTTGACGATGTTGCCGCTTGCGATGTAATCGCTTCCGCGAGACGCCGCCACCAGCCCGCCCGAGCCATTGCCCTTGATGAGAGAGGTGGTGGCGGGGACATTGACGGGGCCTGCGGGGCCCTGCGGGCCGGTCGCACCGGTCGCGCCTTTCTCGCCCTGCTCCCCCTTTTCGCCCCGGTCCCCCTTGGGGCCTTTGAGGTTGACCGTCGCGGGATTATCGAGCCCTCCGTCGTTCGTCCAGCTCAGGTCTCCCGCCGCAGACATAGCGGGGGTAAAGGTCGCGCCCTTCGCACCAGCCGCCCCGGCAGGGCCCGTCTTGCCTTGGGGTCCCGTCAGGCCTTGCGGCCCAGTTGCACCGGTTTCACCTTGCGGACCGGTTTTGCCCTGCGGCCCTCTCGGCCCCTCTGGGCCGGTATCGCCCTTCGCGCCGTCAGCACCGGCAGGCCCCCGTGCGCCCGTGTCGCCTTTCGGGCCCTTGAGGTTCACTGTCTGCGGATTCGCCTTGCCGCCGTCGTTCGTCCACGACAGGTCGCCGTCGTCGCTCATACTCGGCGTGAATGTCACGCCGTCCTTACCGGCAGCCCCGTCCGCGCCTTTGGCTCCATCCGCGCCCGCTGGTCCCGTAGGACCTTGCGGACCAACTTCGCCTTGCGGTCCGGTAGGACCAGCCGGGCCGGTCGGGCCAACGTCGCCCTGGTCTCCCTTGGGGCCTTGGGCTCCCGTGTCTCCCTTATCGCCCTTTGCACCTTGCAGGGGGCCGTTATTGATGAACTTGCCCGTCGTGCCGTTCAGGATGTAGATATCGTAAGGCTCCGCCGTGCCGACGCCGTAAGCGTCACCCGGCTGCGCAGTTGCAAGCTTGGCTTCGTCCAGCGCTCCTGCCGTGTCGTAATAGCCCAGCACCTTGAAGCCGCTGCCTGTGTCTCCCTTCGGGCCCTGCGGGCCCGTGTCGCCCGTCGCACCCTTCGGTCCCTGCGCACCAGTATCGCCCTTTTCGCCCTGCGGACCTGTCGGGCCTTGGATGCCCTGCCCGCCTTGCGGGCCAGCGGGGCCGGTCTCGCCTTGAATGCCCTGCTCTCCCTGTGGGCCGCGCGGGCCGGTTTCACCTTTGGGGCCCTGCGGCCCCGTCGCACCGGTTGCACCGGTCTCTCCCTTGGGCCCCTGCGCGCCGGTATCTCCCTTGGGGCCGACTTCACCCTGCGGACCGGTCGCGGCAACGCCCGTGTCGGCAAAAGCGCCCGCCGTGGCGTCCCACTTGAACCAGTTGCCCGTGGTCTCGTCGACGTATGGCATCTTGGAAACCGCCGTCTCCGCATCCGCCGCCGCCTGCAAAACCTCATCGACCCAGCTTTGATAGGCCGGAGGCGGTGTCTCTCCGCTGTCTTCCAGCGTTTCGCGCACGCGTGTTTTATATATCTGGCTCTTCACAATGGTATCGCCAACGGTGTAGCGCAGCTCTGCCGCGCCCTCACCGGCAACCGCCGTATCAACGTTCGATACCAGCCACACGAGCGCGCCGTCTTCTTCCGTCACCGTCACGGGATACGGCTGCGCATCGCCGTTTCGCTGCACGATCAGGCTTGCGACGCCCTCGCCGTAGCCCTCGCGCCACTTTCCCAGCACGTCAAAGACGACCTTGCGTGCCTGATTCTCACCCCTGCGCCCGAGCTTGATCTCTTCGAGCGCGTAAGCATTTTCAATAACCATGTTGTCACCTCTCTTATGGAAAACGGCGCAGCAAGAGCGACTTTTTCGTCCCTTGCTGCGCCGTGTCGCAACTCATTTTTCGTGTCTCGCGGTCTTATTCGCTTACGCGTTGTGGGCTTTCGCACTCTCAACGTAGTCGCTGCTCATCGTCTGGATGAGATTCGCGGTCGAGGCGTCCTGTCTCATCTGGTTCTGGATGGCCCACAGGAACTTTCTTTTGACCTGCACGGTCACGCCGCGCTGGATCAGGCAGCTTTCGCCGTTCACGCACACCAGCAGGTCATCCTTGTACTTGCCGCTGTCCTTGAACAGGCGGACGCTGACGTACTCCTCGCCCGCGCGATCGGCGTTCACAGCCGCAACGGCGTTCTTTGCTTCGCTCATCGGTCTTTCCTCCGTTTCAGTGGCGGGGGCGGCGTTCACAGCTGCCCCCTTGGTGGTTAGGTCAGCGGGGTCTCATCGAACGTGGAAGTCGTTTCCACGCGAATCATATACGCCTCAACCAGACGTTCGGCGACCTTGGTTGCTTTCCAGCCGACGGTTGCACGCTGGTTCAGCGGGTCAGCCGTACCGGCAGAGCCGAGCGGCTTGACGATGTGCTCAAGACCACCGCCGGTCAGCTCGGTCGTGCCGTAAGCCTCCGCGCCCATGATGAGGGTGGAGTAGACGTTGCGGCCCTTCGCACCGGCTTCGCCCGGATAGATGGCGGTCGACGCCGCCGGGGTGGTAGCAGGTGCTTCTTTCAGCGTGATCGTCGCGCTGCCAGCACCCGCAGCCGAGGCGCTCTCAATCTCAAGGAGCGCACCACCGATGACGACCTCACGGCCAGCCAGCTTTGCGGCGTCAGCAGTGGTGATTGCCTCGTTTACGGTCAGGACCTTGCCGGATGCGCTCTTGACGGTCAGGTCGCGTGCGCCCTCGGTCAGGTCGTCGGCGTGGAACACCTTCGCTTCGGTCGTCTCGATGAAGCGGACGCCCGCGATCTTGCCGATCTCATCGTCGTAGATGTTGCTGGTGTCCTTATACTCGTGCGGGCGCTTCCAATCAGGGTCATCCTGAATGTCGTAGGAACAGTCAGGGTGAATGATGGCCCAGTAGGAGCCCTCATAGCGCGGGGCGTTCATGGTTTTCAGGAAGCGAACCGCCTTGCGGACGGCACGCACCGTGAAATAGTGGTTGCCCGTGGTCTCGCCGCCAACAAGCAGATGGCGACCCGTCACCTGACCTTCGCCGTACTGGACGTTAGAGCCTCCGTTGATGACCTCGCGGGTGATGGTGTCGAGCGTGCGGCCCGCCTGAGAGCCGAGCAGCACCGTCGCTTCCTGCAGGTTATTGTCGATGGCGGTCAGGTCGAGAATATCGGAAATCTCGACGAAATCGCCGTACTGGTCGACCTGCGCGGTCAGCGTGGTCATGGACAGCTTACGGCCCTTGGGCGTAACGCCTTCGGTGATGGGCGTCAAGGCCTTGGGCAGCGGATCATACTTACGGAACTCGATCTCTTTGCCCTTGCCCTTGGGGATGTTGCGCTTCTGCGCGAATCGGTCATGCACCAGCTCGGGTTCGGCGTTGTCAATCAGGGTGTCGCAGTAGTAGGTCTTCATCTCGCCCGAGAGACCGGCATCGGTCGTCACGTTCGTCTGACCCTCAAACAGGCTCAGAATGACGGGCAGAATGAAAATGTCTTTGAACTTCTTCATAGAGTTTTGTCTCCCTTCTTACAGTCGGTAAATTAGGCGGGCATCAGAATACGATGCGCTCGCCGCGCCGCACGCGCCTTGCGATCTCTGCGCGGTCGGCCTTCGTGAATTTGCTCGGGTCACTCTTGACAATGACCCCCGGCTGGGAAGTGGTTCCGTTCTCGTTCGGGCGCATTCCTTTCGCGCGGACGTTGTCCATCACGCGCTTTTCCATCTCCGCCGCAGCTTTCGCCGCGCTACGAGCCTGAATGTCGCCTAAATGGGATACCTCGTAAGCGTCTTTTACAGGGACGCCCGCACGCAGCATCGCAATGAAACGCGGATTCTCCGCGACTTCGCGCTTGAGGTCGAAGTCAGGGTACTCGCCCGGCGCGTCCGCCGTGCCGACCAGCTCGCTCGCCTGACGAATCCAGTCGTTATATGTCTCGTTGGCTTTCTGCTGACGCTGCCTGTCTTCTTCCTGACGTTTGAGCGCTTCGTTTTCCTGCTGCATCCGCGCATACTCGCGGTACTGTTCCACGCTCATGCCCATGCTCTCCGCTTCCGCGTTGTAGAGCACGCTGTTGAGCGCCGCATCGCCCTCAAAAGCCGCACGCAGCTTACTCATATCGCCGTCCGTCACGCCATAATGGCGCATCAGTGTGTCGATAATGGGCTGCGAATCGGCGATTTTCTGGTCTTTAGCCTTCTCCTCGCCGAATCTGCGATTGATGATGCGCTGTGTCTCCGCAGTGTACACGTCCTTGTATTTGCCGTTTACGAGGTCAAGGAACTCCTTTTTCAGGTCTTCCCCGCCTTTTCCCGCAGCCCCGGCGTCGCGCTGCTGCATCTTCGCGCCCTCGCCCTTCGGCTCGCCAGAAGAGGCCCCCGTATCGTCAGGTGTCTCCTGCTTGCCGAACACGACGTTGGCGTATTCGCCCGTTTTGCCCTTCCGGGTGGGAGAAGAGCTTGCCTTCGTGGTCTCGCCCTGTGCGCTCGCGCCTCCCTCAGCGCCGCCCGATGCACCGGCAGCGGCTCCCGCAGCGGCAGCGCCGCCGTCAAAGAGGCTCAGGATCACGCGAAGCGTGGTTTTGAGGTTCATGGTATCCCTCCTGCTTGTCAAATCGCGGATATTTGGCCCTCCGTGTAGGCCGTGCAGCGCTTCCTATTATCCGCAGGGGAGGGGAGAGCGGCGAAAAGATAAAGAAAAACGCCGACCCTCCCTCGCGGGCGTATGAATAGGAGGAAGCCACTCGCACGCCTAAAGCGTAACATGCGGCTTCCTCCAACTCACCACGGGTGAGAAAAATTTTTTTAATTTTCTTTGACGTGCACGAAGATCGCGTCCGGCCTCGTGTCTTCCAGCTGCTTGAGCCCGATGCACGCGGCGATGAATGCCGCTTCGATGCGCTCATCGCCGCCGCAGTGGATGAGGAAGCGCGGCGCCCCCTCGTCGATCTCAAAACCGTAGACCTCGCAGTCTCCCTCGGCTTCCATGTTCTTCACATAGCCACCGAAAGCGTACATCACACCAGTAATGTAGTTGCAGCATTTCTCGTCCGCCGAATGGCCTTCGCACAGGATCATGTAGCGGCCGATTTCGTGCTCGATGTGAACCATCGTCATGCACTTACACCCCCGGCATCGCCGCGCTGCTGCCCGTGTCCATGTTCGGCTTAGACTGTTCGGCAAGCTTCTGCATGTACGGTGTCTGCGCGTTCTGTGCGTCGGCGTTCTTGCTCTCAATTCCGCCGCTGCTGCCGCTCTTGCGGGTCGTGCCACCGCTCTGCGTGCCGCCAGTCATTCCGATGCCCATGTCCTGTCCCGTAAGCTGCTGGATAACCGTGAGCGCCTTTTGCAGATGATCGCTCTGCTGCTGCACGACGTTGTAGAGCGTCGCGCCTTCGTTGACCTGGCTCTTGATCTTGTCGATCCCTTCGAAGTCCATCATGTCGAGCGCAATCATGCTTTCCTGCGCCCTGTCTGGGGAGAAGAACCCAAGCGAATACAGCTCTTTCGCCCGCTCGTTCTGTTCTGCGCGGGAGAATGGGTTTTTCTTCTGCGCCTTGATCTTGATGTCAAAGACCGGTCTGCGGAACAGGTCATTGCCGAGGCTATCCACGCCCGTCACCTGATCGCCCAGCTCGTTCACGCCGATCTGCGCATACTCGTAGGGCATTTCATTTGTGATGCGGAAAGTGCGCGCTGCGTCGTAGAACTGCCGCATGCGCTCGATGCACAGCTTCACGATCTTCGCCTGCGCGCGGTAGCACGCCGAAATCATATCGCGGCTTGCCTTGTTGCCCGCCTCCTGCAATGCAGAAATAGCCGCCGCAGCCGTCGCCCCGCTGGATGTTCCGCCGTTGGACACGTCACGGTTTGAGCTCGTTTCCTTCATCTCGTCGATCTTCATCTGCACGATATTCGCGTAGATGGAATCGAGCGGGCGCGTCGTTACCTCGCGGAGCCTGCTCTCGTCGATCTGGCCGGACACGTGGATGATCGGCTTGCGCCAATCAAGGAACTCTTCTTCGTTGATATTCAGGCTTTCACTCGCGAAATACCGGCGCTTGCTGCCCATCATTGAAGTTTCGAGGATGTTTCCCCACAGTTTGTCGATGTAGAGCTGCGGATCCTTTGCAATGGCCGTATACCCAAACCCCGCAGGTGTGCCCTTTTCGGGGAATAGCACATCGAACACGAACGGATATTCGCCATCTTCGTAGAAACCGCCCTCCGCATATTCGGGGTCATTTTCGCTGGCGTAGATGATATGCTCCTCGTCGATGAACTTCGCGTAGTGCAGCACCGTTCGCCCGTCTGCGGTCTTCTTGCGGTAATACCAGTCAATCACGGCGACCTTGTTGCTCGTGTCCACCGTGTCATCGTACTCGTATTTCGCCGTTTCAATGCTGCTGCCGCTGAGCTTATCCGCAAACTGCGGGTATTCGTCCTCGATGATGTCGCGGTCGACGAGCGCCACCGTAAACACGTTGCGGCTCTTCTGGATGTCCTCAATACCCGGCTCCCAAAAGATATTCAGCGGGTCAATGCCCTCGATAGCGATGTCGCCGAGCCCGTTGTCTTTCTCTTTGTCCCAGAACACGCCGTAGATCGCCACACCGTGTTTGAGCTTTTCCCACCACTCGAAGCTGTATGTGCTGTCAAATTCGTTGTATTCCATGATGACCGGCAGCACGGACGAGAGCGTCTGCGCGCTTTCCTCGTCGCTCTGCTCGCGAGGCAGGCATACGGGCTCGGGGTAGTTGTCCATCGCGTCGGCGTGCTTATTCATGATCGAGTTAAACAGCCACGCACTCGCAGGCTCGGGAGATTCCCCCGCGTCTTTCGTCCCGCGTCGGATATCCTCCCAATGCCGCAGCTTCCACCAGCGCTCCTCGCTGATGATACGGTTCTCGAAGTTGCTCTTGCCCTGCTTGTACTTTTGCAGCGTTTCTACGGCGTCACCGATCTCCTTGCTGCCGATGGCTGCGCCGCTGTTCATCGCCGCGTCGCTGTCGCGGAATGCTCCCACAAGCGGCGCTTCTGCCTTTGCATCCAACATCGCAGCAGCGCCAGCCGCGTCGGCCTGCTGCTGCGTCTGCGGGAATTTTCTCGTACCTGCCATGTCTTCCCCTCCTGTTAGTTGTGTTGGAACCACGCATATCTGTCGTAGCTCGGCGTATTGATGTCCAGCGGGTCGTACAAGACCAGCTTCGGCGGCTTATTTACCCGCGCCGCAATGGGATTCTCCATGCACACATAGCGTGTCATGTCGTAGATATGATCCTCCTGCTCGGTGTTCACGTCCTCGACATCCTTTTCGTCGTAGACGAGGTTTGGCACCGTGCGGATGAAATTCTTGCACGTATCGAAGATATACAGCATCGGCACGCCGTTCTCATCAAACGCAAATCGGTTGTGCAGCTGCATCTTGCCGTCGATACGGGCGTTGTCTCCCTTCTCGAAGTAGACGCGCTCGCGTTCAAAGAGCGAACCGATGCTCTCCGTGCCCTGCGTGCCCCAAATGGCGGGGTCGCCCACACGGAAGATGTGCCGCCCCTTAAGATTCGGGTCTTCTGCCTCAATGCGCTTCATCTCGCGGGCCACTGCCGTCGGCTCCATCTTCACACCCTCGTTCGGTGCGCCCGTGCATCCGTAATATTCCCGGATGTGGTAGAGCCGCCTATCATGGTCGACCGCGAACCAGCCGATGGCAAACGGCCTTGAATAGCCCCAGTCCATTGCGCACCAGATCGGCCACTCCTTCGGCACCTGAAACGGCGCGATGACGTGCGTATGGATGCGGTCGCGGTAGTGTTCGCTGTCATTGCGCCACTCGGTAAACACCTGCCCGGAGAACGTATCCCAATCGCCGTAGAGCAGTGCTTTCTTCTCCGCCTCCGGCATCGACGCAAGGCGCGTCAAATAGCTGTCGTCGTTCTTGAGCAGTATCTTATTGTCGAATACCGTGCTCGGCACAAAGATGCGGCTCTTCTGCCGATGTTCTTCGTGCCCATCTGGAAAGCGCACAACGGCATCCTCGCGGATGGTCCTCATCGGCGGCGCTGCCGTGATGAAACGTTCCTTGACCCATCCGTGCCCCACACCGCCGGGGTTCGCCGTGCTGCGGATATACACCCGCGTCCCCGGCCCGTTCGGTCGGTTGCGGGAAAAGAGGTAGCTGTATTCTTCCCATGTAAAGTGGGTCAGCTCGTCGAATGCGATAAAGTCATACGCCTGCCCCTGATACTTGATCTTGTCCTTTGCGTACTGCATCGAACCGAAGATGATTTTCGCACCACTTGGGAATGTCCATGTGTGGCTGCTGCCGTTATAGCGCGCGCCCGGATAGATACGCGGGTAGTAGTTCAGCGTCTTGTCAATGAGCTCGGCAAGCTGCGGGAAGGTCTTTCGCAGGATGATCGCCTTGTAATACGGGATATTCACCTGCCGCAATGCTTCGATGACCAACGCATCGGATTTTCCCCCGCCTAACCGGCTGCGCCGCCGTATAGAGCCTCGTCCTCCCAGCGGCTCATAAAGAGTGCCTGTTTGGGCTGCGGCTTCCATACCACGCTACGCTTCGCCATTCGCATCACCTCCCGCGTACTGAGGAACAGGCATTACAGCGGGCAGCTCTGCCACGCCGCACACGCTTTCTCCACCGTCGTCCTTCTTCTCGTCATTTGCCCAGCGGAAGTTGTATTTCAGGCTGAATTCCGCGCCACGCTGACCGTCTCGGTCGAAGAGCCGTTCCTCGGCATAAGCCTCGATGCGGGCCTTCGCGCGCGTAACCGTGTCAACGAATCCTTTCTTTGCCTGATAGTTCAGCAGCGCTTGCCTGCTCGTAAACCCCAGCGCAAGCGCGAGCCCCGTCACCGTCGGTGGGCGCTGATGAATGATAAACGGCTGCCCTAATTTGTCGAGGATCGGCATCCCATCGTCCCCGATGATCGGCTCGCCCTTGCAATCCTCGAAGTATTGGTCAATGACGGCCTGCATTTCTTCGACCGTCGCATATTTTGGATGACACCCCGCTTTTGCCATGCCGCCACCGCCTTTCTTTTTTATGCTGCAAGCCCCCCGCCCCCGGCCTTATCGCGCAGCATTCTTATCCCCGCTCGGGGAACCGAGCTTCCTATTTCCGACGGTAACACGCCATCTTTTATTTCTCACCACGGGCGTGGAAACTTTCTCTTTCCTTTCTGTGCTCTCCTCTGTATAGTTACATACACACAACATAGATACATCCTGCGTATAGCACCCTCTCCCGAAAGAAAAGAAATATAAAAGAAAAGAAAGAGGTTCTCCCTCACGGCAAAAAGAGAAGCAGGGCTTTCGCCCTGCCTCTTCTTATGCCATTTTGAGCTTTCTCTTGAGCCACGCCCACAGGTTGCGCCACGGGTGGGATTCTGCGTAATTGGCGCGTTGCTCAGCGTTGTATTTTCTATTACGCATTACATTAAGGGCCTCTTGCTTAAAAGCGCACTCATCATTCACCCGCCCAAGCGCCGCCTCAGTGTCAGCAAGCTTATTTCGCAGCGCATCTGCGTCCGCTTTCAGGTTCGCAATCATGTTCTCGCGGTTGATGGCCTCGCCGTTCATCTGGTCGATCTGCTCGGTCAGTGCGGCGTTTACCCGCCTCAACTCCTGCACTTCCGCCTGCGAGTCCTCCACCATCTTTGCCATCTGGTCTTTGGTGTACTTCTTTACATTGATGCTCATAATTTGGCTCCTTTCATTCGTAGTTGTTCTTCCCGTCCCCGGTCGCTCACGATGCTCACGACCTTTACGTCGCCGTATCGCTCAATGTCCATGGCGATGCGCTCCTTGATGCCCTGCGCGTCAGCGGCGGGGACGTTGGCTTTAATCGTGATCGTCAGCATGTGGTTCCTCCTTCGGCTCGCCGTAGCTGCAAAAGTCGTCTTGCTGCATCGGCTTCCCACTTAACGTGCAAAGAGCCTCGCCTGATGACACCGCAAAGCTATTGATATATGCATACTTGCAGTCCTTGCAACGCGTCACCGGCGCAACATCAGCGGCGGGAATACTGTTGATTTCCTGCGTGCAGATTTCTGGATTTTCATACCGACGTGTGATTAAATCAATCACAGTTTTTCGCTTGATGTATTCATCCATTGTCAGCACCTCCTGTTCCACTTTTCGATGATAAATTTGGGTTCGCTATATACGCCACTTTCAAAATCACACTCTGGACAGTATATATAGCACTCTTCTGGGCTGTTGCCATCTACTGTTTCAAGTATTGCTTCTCCGCCGCAGAACGGGCAAGGTTTCAGGTCATACATCCTTCGTCGCCTCCACATAGCACCAGCTCTGAGGCGGGCGCTTGATTGTCCGTCCGTCACAGTCCATTTTGCTGTAGTTGTAATAAGGACAGGCACAGCAATCCGACTCGACTTTACATAGACCCTTGAACTCTCCCAGCTCCTTCGGCTCGTCGTAGACCTTCAGGTTGGAGATGTGCCAGCCGTAACCAACGGCAACGCCTAGATACTTGTGCAGCTCTGCGGGTTCCAAGCAAGTCGGCCGCGCAACGTCCGACTGGATTCTTCTTGCACCATCAATTTCGACGATCTCTTCGCACACAAATTCACCGATGACCTTCTGACGCTTGCCCCACATATCGCAAACTGAGCCTTCGTCCGTTTTGATGAAAACCGGCTTGCCGTGATAAATCTCGCCGTAATTCTCGTCGCCATCTTTCAGGATACCGATGAGCCGTTCTTCTGCCTTTGTGCAGTAGATGTAGCACTTGAAAGGCGTTTCCATCTTCGGGCGCGTCTTTCGCACCTCATTGGTCTTTTCGCCGCTGCAAATTTTCTCGCACCACTTGGGACGTATGCTTATCATCACGGCCTTACTCATTTTGCTTTGCCCTCCGTCATCTCTTCCAAAATATCGATTAACAAAGACTGGATAGCGTCCAGCTTCGCATAAATCATTTCGTCATAAATTCCCGTTGCCATTTCGAATTTCCTCCAATTCTTTCTCCGCCGCCTCGCGGGTGAGGAATACGGTCTTGCCGAAGCCCTTTATCGATACTCCGTATTCCCTTCCGCGAGCGCCTATTGGCTCGATGCCAACAAAGCCAATCTCATTACCCAACCCGATCTGCTTAACCTCGCACTCGCTTATATGCTTGTCCGTGTCCAGTAAGGCAAACACCCGCTGGCCCACCTTGCACGGCAGCACCACCAGCCGCCCGTCCTTGTCAGCCTCGGCCAGCTCGCGCAAGCGATTAAAACTGCAAAGGCTTTCCAAATCAGCAAGACGCATCAGCTTCAGTGTGATCTCGTCCGCCTTATCTTTCGGCAGAACTTCTTCCGGCGCCCACCCGCTGTCCTCGTAAGCGGCGATCCGATCCTTGAGGCGATTGCGGCAGTACAGCGCGGTGCAGCTATCCATCGGCTTACCATGCTTACCCGTCCAATCCGCTTTACACTTCTGGCAGTCCATCATTGCCTGTCCATCGGTGTCGCGCTTCGTCAGTCGTTCCATTACTCCACCTCCTGCGGCCAGAACTCGCGGCGGCACTCGTAGCAAGTTATCGGAGCGGCATCTTTTTTCTTCGGGCACACGTTGTCTCCATAGACATCTGCTGGGCAGGCGTACAATACACTTTGACTATCAATCCTTGCACAAGGATAGTTGCCCAGAAACACGCTCTGCCGCGTCTTGACGGGATTCATCTTTACCCATTCCTCAACTTCGGCCACAACGTCCTCTGGCGAATCCGTCTCTCTGCCAACGCGTAGATAAATGAAACGATTCTTCGGCACTCCCTTTTCATTCATGCGTCTCAACTGCTTGATAAATTCAATAGCGTCCATAATTACCTCCCTAAAATTTGAAGCTCTCTTTGAGCTTGATTCCGTGTACCTCCGCCGTAAAATAGCTGCCCTCAAATGCGGCAGACTTCCAGCTAAATGGTTCGCCAATGTACATAGTCATTCCCCCCCAAATCTCAATTTTGTCACGGCAATGGGGAATTCTTCGATCTCGCTTGCCCAGCGTGCCGTGCCCTTGCCGTTGTGCCGTTCAAATACCAGTGGGAACCCGCCGATGCCGTCAAACAGGCTGCCCATCGTAACAGGGCGTAGATATTGCGCGCTGATACGCTTTGCCAGGAAATCCCAGAAGGGCAGGGCGATGGAGTTACCCAGTGCCTTGTAGCGCGGGCTGTCGCTTGGTTTGCGCATTTTGCCCCTGCTGTCGCGCCACTCGCCAATGTCGGTCCAAACGTCCGGGAATCCTTGCAGCCGTTCGCACTCCATCGGGGTAAGGCGGCGCACCACGATGTTCTGCCGGACTGTATTATTCAGGTTCAGGCTTTGCCCTCCGCTTTCTTTTGCTTGCAATGTACCGTTTGTTTCTCCGCCCTCGCAAAAGTTCCGACAATCGACGGCACACACAAGGTCTGTTCCGTCCTTAAAGTCCCGTTGCTTGCAACTGCTTGCAACGTCCCCCTCTCGGTAATCGCCGAAGCCCTGCATTTGATACGTCAGCGGCACTTGGTTCCCGCCTGTTCCCATTCTTGCTTGCAAACTCGGAACGACCTCGCCACACTCGCGGATGACGTCACAAGCGTGTGTCATATCCAGTGCCACGACCGCGGGCTTGTTACCTCCGCACTCCGCACACAGAGTGGGGGCTTGCTCCTCGGCGTAGCCGATGCTTCGCGCTTGCTCGCTGTTGCCGAGCTTAAACCCGGCGCATACAACCGGCTGATTGTTCCCGCTCATGCCGGCCGCTGCGGTAAGTGTAGGCGATCGGTCGTCTGTCCGAAGTTCTGCGCCGCCCTGCTGTGTAGCCATGCATACGACAACATTAGATGGTCTCGATGGTCTGTTTTCTCCTTCTGCCCGCAATGTTTGAACGCCATTCTTCCAATATCCAACACCTGTTTCTCCGTAAGCATGTGCTATACTTTCGCCTGTTCTACCAGCACCGCTTTCAGAATCTCCGGTAAGTCTTTCCCGCGCCGCTCCGCTCTCCGTAAGATACCCTGACACGCTTTTGCGCTCAAAGAGTATTTCGCCTGCGGTGTCTCCTCCAAAATCTGCGACAACCGAGATACGACGGCGACGTTGGGGGACTCCCCAGTGTTGCGCGTCATGCACTCGCCAAGCCACGCTCCATCGTCCTCCCACTTCATCGTGGTAGCCCCCCCAGGTGTTCCAACCCTTTTCAGGCACTTCAATATCGGGGGCTTCCGGTTCTGCGATGCGGATGATCTCTTCGAGGACTGCCGCGAAGTCTCTCCCTTTGTTGCTTGAGAATGCTCCGGGCACGTTTTCCCAGACCATAAACCGAGGTCTGACCATGTCACCTGTCCGTCCATTCGATCTGTCATGTTCTCTCATCTCCTTTACGATGCGAACCTGTTCCATGAACAATCCGCTCCTTGCGCCGGCCAATCCGGCGCGTTTCCCTGCAATGCTCAAATCCTGGCACGGGGAGCCGCCCGTGATAACGTCCACGGCCTCGATCTCCGCGCCATTGATTTTCGTAATATCGCCGAGGTGCTTCATCCTCTTCCCTCGCATTCCCCGAACAGTTCCCGGAACGTCATCCCAGTCAAATCTTCCAGCGCCAGCAGCAGCCGCACCGTTGTATCGCGGTCGCCGCGCACCCACGCCGACACCGTAAACTGCGCCAGTTCTGTTTGGTTATAGTTCATCTTTTCCAGTGCTTCCTTGAGCACTGGATAAGCGCAGAACTCAAACGGCGTTTTCGGCCTCACGATTTTGCTCATGCGTGCACCTCTCCGTAGATTAGCGCGTCAAGCGACACGCCCAGCGCTTCGGCGATGTACAGGTACGTCGGCATTTTCGCATACCACAGTCCGGTTTCGAGGTTATGTATCGTGATCAGCCCGACGCCCGCCTTGTCTGCAAGCTGCTGCAAGGTCATCCCGCGCAGCTTACGCCATGCCAAAATACGCTTGCCGATTTCTTGCTCAGTCGGGACGCCCTTCGGTGTTCCGCTCTCGAGCAGTAACGCGCTTACAGGTACGTCGAACGCCTTCTCCAATCTCCTAAGCGATTCTAACCTCGGGTAACGCCTTCCCGTTTCCCATAAAGCGATGGTGCTTTGCGGCGCGTCAATATCCGCCACAAAGGACAACTGTGACAACCCTTTCTTCTTTCGCAAATTGCGGATGCGATGTCCTAATTCCAGTTCTGTGATCATTTCTTCACTCCCATTTCATCTTCTCGGCCGATTATCGGTCATGCGGCGGGTCTTGAAGCTCCGCGCGCCGTAATAGTCGTCATTCTCCTGCGACTGCCGCTTTTCTTCCGCCTTCGCTGCCTGAATCTTTGCGATATCCTCTGCGTAATGCGGGCAATGGCTTTGACAGCCGGGATAGCGCACCGGCGGCAGGCAGAAGTGGCAGTGCTCAAAACTCATCTCACACCTCGCGGATCGTGATGCCGTATCTGTCCTGCATCAGTTTCTTTTTGAGCAGATAATCCTTCGTTTTCGCGCCCTTTGCGTCCTCGACCTCGCGCAACCAGTGCACCGTTCCGTTGCAGTCCGGCTCGGTCGCCCGCTCGTAAATAAAATCCGCGCGGTAGACCATCGGCTTGATTCTCTCACCCTCGATGGTCGTGTAGCCTTCAACGAGTGTGAAATTGACTTGCAACCGCAAATCGCGAATCTTGCCCATCGCTCGCAGCACTTTCAGCTCGCCGAACCGCGCCGCCTCACGCTCGGAATCAAACTTGATTCCGTCGCACACGACCTTGCGGTTTCCGTATTTGCTTTTTTTCGGCTTCTGCGCGCCTGCCAGCTTGTCAAGCACCTGCTTCTGCGCCTGCGGCCCGAGCCTCGCGAGGTCAGCCGATGTCAGAGCCATCGTTTACCTCCGCCTTGCTGTCCGCGGGGTCGTCCCGCAGACCGACCGCAATATGCATCACGTTCTTCTCATCGACGCGCTGGTGAATCTCGTATTGCCCAAGCAGCGGGTTCACCTTCGGTCTTTCGAGGTGGAGCGCCTTCATGCGTGGGATATCTTCTCCCGTGTCGGGGTCCTTCACTGCCTCACCGTAGGCAAGCGCGATCTGGATAATCCAAGCGTCGAACGCCATGCGCAGCTGGTTCAGCCCTTCCAAATCCTCGCGCAGCTTCGCATTCGCTTCCATCAGCTCGCCGACTTTTTTCTGATATCTGCCAAGCTCGTGCTCAAGCCGTTTTACCTTGTCTCTGTTTCTTTCGCTCATCGGTTCTCCGTCCTTTCGTAGTGCAGCGTCAGCGCCCGAGCGATCGGGCAGCGACGCCATTCTTCGTTGGCGCAGTAGCGCCGCGTGTATTCGTCCAGCTCTTCTTTTGGTAGCTTGACTTGTGCGCCCTCGCAGTTGAGATAGTCGCGGTAGTCCCGCGAGTAAAACGGGCACTTGAAAATGCCCCCGCGATACCCGCTCACGGCGCACCGCCTGCCATTTTGGCAGCTGCCGCTTCCCACGTCAGCCCGTGTTCTCTCGCATAACGCGATACGCTCGGCATGAACGCCTCCTGTTCGGCTGTCCGCTCGATGTATGGCTTCATCCACGCCACCGAGACTCGCGGGGAAGCTGCACCCCTGATCTTTGCAAGCACTTGGCCGACCTTCGGGGGGAATCCCCTCGTATCCTCGGCGATCAGCGCATTCACTGCGTCCATCGCCTCGGCGGGGTCTTTATTGCCCAGCATGTCCGACCAGAGGGCAACCATCTCTTCGGCTTCTGCTCTGGTCATCTTGGCATAGGCCTGCGGATAGGCCTGTTTTACTCGCCCTAAAAGGCTAATTACGTCAGCTCTTTCCACGGTTCTTTTCCTCCTCCAACATCTCGGCGAATACATCGCCGCCTACAAACGTCCTATTCTGCGGTGCTTTGCCGCCCTTGTCCTGCTCTCTGGCAAGCCAAGCGGCGATGAAACGCTTAATCCCTCCGCGTGTCTTTCGCTTGGTAGGGTTCGCGTCGCACCATCCCGCCATGTTTCTGAGCTGTTGTAGAACGTCAACGTTCGGATAGAGCTGCGACCATTTGGTCCTGTCGCTCTCCGACACGTCGAAAAAAGTCCCGTCATTCAGCGGCAAAGAAATCACCGGCAGCGCGTCAGCCGCTTGCGGCTCAGCGCATAATATGTACTCTTCTTTACTCTTCTCTACTCTACTTTTCTCTACTTTACTTTGTCGTTCGATGTCAGCATTTTTTGAAAAAATGTTTACATTTTTCGAAGAAATGTAAACATTGGGCAAAATTTGGGCAACATCAACCAGAAGGATGTTGTAATCGACTTCGAGAGTTTTACGGCGGCTGACTGCCTCGAAGTACCTTTCCTGTATGCCTTTAGAGGTCAATACGTGGTACTTGTCATACTTCTCTTTGTCGAACATCCCTCGTCTGATAGAAGCCTCTATTATTTCGGAAACGACGCTCCCACCCAACCCGACCTTGCGGGCGAACAAAAGCGCAACCTCCTCTGTCCATTCAATGTAGTAACCCGCCTTGCCGTAAATCTCTTGCAGCAAGTGAACGACTACACCAAATCCTGTCAAGCCAAATTCTGCTTCTATCAGTTCAAACTTTGCGTTCAATGTGACATCAAGCGGAAAGTAATCGATCCCGCTCTTTGCCATAGACTACTCCCTTAAAACGGCAGCTCGCCGTCGTCCTCGCTGACCTCTGCAAAGCCGCCTGCGGCGCTCTCTGCGGCGTATTTCGGTGCGGCAGTGTTGTTGTCCTCCGAGCGCCTGTTGTCTGCGAAATACACGCTGTCAGCCTGCACCTCGTAGCTCTTGCGCTTGTTGCCGTTCTTGTCCGTCCAGTCGCGCATCTGCAAGTGCCCTTCAACGCCAATCATGCGACCTTTATCAGCGTAGTTGCAGAGCACTTCCGCCGTGCCGCGCCATGCGACAACATCGATCCAGTCTGTGCCGCCCTCTTTGCCGTTGCGATCAACGGCAAGAGGGAACGACACAACGGATACGCCGCTGTGCGTCTTTTTCAGCTCCAAGTCATGCCCGATGCGTCCCATCAGGCAGATTCGATTCATGCTCATTTCAATTCCTCCTCGCTTTGGTGTTGGTGCAGATAGAGCACATGGCTCTTGCCGATGGCGGCGTTTTGGGCGAGCCATGCGCGCGCCTGCTCGCGGGATAGATGGCTCTCCATCGCGCGGCTCTCATAGCTGAATTCTCCCGCCTCCAGCTTGCGCTTCATGCGCTCCTGTATCTCCTCTTCGCCGTAATTGGCTTCGATCAGATAAAGGTCGTAGTCCTGCGCCACAATGCCGTCCAGCGAGGCGCAGTCCGTCGCATAGAACACGCGCTCGCCGTTTGCAAATTCGATATGCCACGCACAATTCGGAACATCGTGAGGAATGGAATTGTAGGACACACAGACGGGGTAGAGAAGGGAACAGGAGTAGAACAGCACATGGCCTGCCATGCCCTCGTCGGTCACGCGGCGGTCCACGCCGATGCGTCCCATCGGTTCCATGAGCCACGGAGGGACGCACCAGCGCAGCGCAGGGCGCAGGAAGTGCAGGCGCTTGATGGTCTCGGGGTTGAAGTGGTCGCCGTGAACATGCGTCAGCAGGACGAGCCTCAATCCCTTGCAGTATGGTTCGAGTTCCCGAAAGGGAACGCCGCAGTCAATGAGTATTTCATCATTCAGCAGTACGGCGTTCCCCTTGGAGCCGGTCGAAATGACCTTGACCTTACAGATCATTCATGCTCACCTGCTTGGTGGTGCCGGTCTTTCCGTCGTCCGGCGTACCGAGGGCGTCAGCGGGAGCGGGCAGCTCGTCCTTGACCTCGCCTGTGGTCTCGTCCACTTCGACGGTCGGGAGATCAAAATACTGCTCGCGGCTCGCGCGTCCCTCTTTCAGTGAGGTATACACATTACGCAGGCGCACGATGCTCTGCGCCGTGAACGCTTCGGCCTTGCAGCCGATGTACTTTTCAAGGCACTCCATCGGTACGCCGAAGTCATCCTTGAACGCCTGTCCCATCTTGCGTACGCGGTCGATCATGGGTTCATCGCTCTTTCCCATCATCGTCTTGGTACACGCCGCAAGAGCGGCGTCTACCACGTCGCCGGGGATAATGCCAAGAATGCACGCGCGCATACGGCGCGCGCCCTGATTGGCGACCATTTCATAGATGTCGCGCGGGTCGGTGAGGGCAACGCTGCCTTTCTTGGTGTAGCGGATATGCGGCACGGTGAAGATCTTCGTCTGGCGGGTGTTGGTCTCCAAATCCCAGCAGTAGGCCATGACGGTACTCTCGCCGTTCTTCTGCTCCAGCTCGGTAATGCCGAAGTCGAGGTTGCCCCAGTTCTGCGCCATGACCTCGGCGAGACGGATCGAGGGGCCGGTCACGTTCTCGCCGCCGCGCGGGTATTCATAGATCGCGCGCTCGGCAAGGCTCTTGCGCTTGCAGGCGTTGAGAATGCGGTTGTTCGCTTCGATCTCGTCACGGGGAAAACGCTTGGCGACGACCATTGCCGCCTGTACCTCCTGCGCCTGACGGGAGATCATCATTTCGGCGTTCACGCTCTTGGCGCTCACAACTTCGGTGCTGTTGTAGGTCTGCATTTCGTTCATGGTAATATCCTCCTTAAAATAATCATTCGTACTGATAGCCATTGCTGACAAGGAATTGCTTCAAAAGGCGCAGGCGCTCGCGCGTATCGGTCACGCGGAACGACACCGTGAGGCGTTCGACCGCCGCCTGCTCCACGCGCTTCGGGACGACCTGCGGGGCCGCTGCGACGGTATCTCCAGCAGCGCGCGCTGCTGGAGATACCGTGTGGCGTTTCACGGCCTCGCGCTCCTCCTCGGCGCGGCGGTGACGCTCGTTGACAACGGAGATCGCAAGCGAGAGGTCGAGGTTATTTTTGTACTCCACCATGATCTCCGGCGCGTTCTCGCCCATCGTGCCGATGGTTTTCATGTCCTGCGCCACGCCGTCCACCTTTAGCTTGATCTGCTCCATGAGCTTCTTCGGCGTCTTGGCTCTGGCGCTCGCCATATCGACCTTAACGCCGGTCTGCCCGAACGAAAGGAAGTCGATCTCGTTGACCGCGCACAGCTCCCGAAAATAGCCCAGCAGCATTTCCTCGCAGCGGCTCTTGATCTCGCTTTCCGTCGCGTCAATCTTGGCTTTCAGGTCTGCGTCGGCGCGCTTGTACGGGTCGGCAATGCACTCACGGTAGACGGATTCGAAGCTGTCGTACTTCTCCATGATTGCGGCTTTAATGGCCTTGCGCTGGGTCTCGGCATCGGCAAACTCGCGGTTCATTTCGGCGCGAATGTTCTTCACGCTGGTTAAGGTCTCGTCGGTGCAGACAAGGCTCATTGCCTCTGCGACGCGCTGCTCCGTCTGCTCCTTCCGGCTCCTCAAATGCTCCTCGATCACGGGGAGTTGAGTCACTTTCATCAGGGTGTTATCCATCTTCGGTCTCCTCCAATTCTTCAAAATACATTTCCTCTGCGCCGCAGTCCGGGCAGAACTTTTCCGTCACAAGGGCATAGCCGCGCTCACCGTCAAGGTTCTCGCGCCTGTGCAAGACGTCGGGCTCGTCAAAGGTCAGCCCGCACCATTCGCAGCGGTACTTCACATCATCGCCGAGACCGCGATGAGCACCGCCGCCAGCAACAGGCAGATACCGGCAAAAAGCATCGCCTCATCGGCCTTGCGCTGCTCTCTCGTGCGCTTGTCGTGCTTTCTCATCGTCTGCACCCCCTGTCGATAAACGGCAGCAGGTCATACAGCACCTTGCACACCGCGCACGCGCCGATGACGGCGAGGCTCGTCGTGAAGTCGCAACCGTTGAGCGCAATCACCGTAGCGGCGATACCGCCGAAAAACAACGTGTCGATCATGCCTCCACCTCGCGTTCCGCGATCCACTCGTTCACGAGGCGAGTATAGATTTGGAAGATTCTGCGCTTGCCGCCGCAGATGCACACGCCGAATGGGTAAACGCGCTGCTCAAGTCCGGCTGCCAGAGATTCGTTCGAAATGCTCAGCCCGTGTTCTCTCAGATACGCCGCGCACTCGTTCAAGTCCATCGTCTGTATCGTCTTCATTTGCGTGCTCCTTCCTCTCCAAGAAACTTCTGAATGAAATACTGCTGGCCTTTGCCGGTGACTTTCGTGGTCTTGCTCACCGTCACCGTGCCGTCAGAATGTGTGATCGCCGTTTCCTTAACGGTGAAAAGCCCCAAGTCCATTGATTTTTGCGTTGGCATATTGAAGTCCGTGCCGTTTCGGCGAATCAGATAGCCGTTTTCGCGCATCCAGCGGAACAGCCGGTGCTGCCCGATGTCAACGCCGTTTTGTTTCAGCAGCTTCGCCAGCTCGCCGACGAGGATCGAAGTCTTGCTTGCGCTGACCGCGTCGGCAAAAAGCACCTTTGGCGCGTCGGCCTCGACCTTGTTTTCAAGCCGCTTGAGTTTGTCCCCTGCGATTTGCAGCGCGCGAGCCATGACTTTCTCCGGGCTGTTCCAGTCCTTTTCAATTTGAAGAAAATACTGGCGGGCCTGCTTGCCCTTTTCATTGCGCTGGATCATGCAAAGCTCTTTCGCCATGTCGATGGTGAGCACTGCGTCCTGCGCGGGGCGGCCTCCGGTACTTTCGCTCAAAAATGAGCAGAAGTCTTCGCCCTCGGTGAACCCATACTCGCACATTCTCGGGAACCAGTCTTTATAAGCCGTCTTCACTTCGAGAAAATCGTGCAGGTCTCGCGCAGAGACCGCAGGGCGGTCATTGTTGTAAGTGATCTTGATTAGCTCGTTCATGTGTCCTCCTTATCCTCGGCGCGTCGTTCAATGATCGCGTCGATTGCGCCCTCCACTCGCTTTCGCGCATCGGGCGGCTTGCGCCTTCCGTTCAAGATCATGCTGATATAGGCTCTTGTCACACCCATCTCAGCCGCGACTTCTTCAAACGAAATGCGGTTGGTGTGCATCTTTCCGACTGCACGGCCAGTCCATGCTTCAAGCAAAGCCATTCCTCCCTTTTCATTCTGTTAATTTTGTTGACTGTGGCAGGGAAGTTTGCTATACTGCTTTCGCGGGGTTATCTCCATAAAAGGGGGTGATCGCATGAGAAACGCAGCACATACTTCGTCCGAGCTCGCGTCGCTTGCTGGCAAGTTGATGCATCACGAGGACAAGGACGTTCGTTCTCTTGCCGCCATCGCCTTAGCTAACCGGCGAAAGTAGGTCAGCTAACAGGAGAAAAGATGAAGCTACTCGCACATTTTCGCCCCGCAGCCGCCTTGATGCTCACGCATCGGGGCGGTTTTCTTTCCCTGCCGCAGTCAAATTTGGGGTTGCATAAGTTAACTAACCGTGCTATTATGCAGATAGCCGAACCACATAAGAGCTTGACACGGACGAATAAATCGTCGGGGTCTGGTTTTATGTTCCCTTTTTCAACTCCACGTCCAAATTATACGGTTAGAATAGTTAGAAGTCAAGGCAAAATTGTTAACTTTTCTATCTTCGTCGATCTGTTCAAAAACGTCCTATGGAATTAACTACTTTTTACAAAAATTTCGTATCCCTCTGCACTAAAAACGGTCTGAACCCATCAGGTGTAGCCAAAGCAATCGGCCTTTCAAATGCTGCTGCGACCGGATGGAAAAAGGGGAAAATGCCAAATGATACTACTCGGGAAAAATTGGCAAACTATTTCCACGTGACTGTTGCCGATCTAATAGGGGACGACTGCGCAGAAAAAGAAGCCGCAGCCCCGAAGGGCGACGGCCTTTCCCCGATGGAATCTCAGCTGATGGAATATGTCCGCGCGCTTACGGACGATCAAAAGAAGATGCTGCTGGCACAGTTGCAGGCGCTAAAGAATCAAGAATGATCCGTTTTTGTTCATCGCTGAGATCGCGAAACGCCTGTAAGATTTCGCTGTCGATGTCTTTCATCTATGTATCCTCCGTTCAAGTTATTCCACCTATTATCTCTCATAAACCAACCATTTTCACCACGAGGGCGTGCTTTCATGGGAATGTATAACGACCCGGAATATTTTGAAAAGCGCGCGCGATACCAGCGCCGCGTAATAAAGAAGATCGTAGACCTGATTCTTTCGGTTTTCCGCGTAAAATAAGGAAGTGATGTTATGCAGTTTAATGTGGCATCTGCATTGGGTTCTCTCGCGTTGACTGCTTCCATATATGGCGCAGGGCCTCTTCTCTTGCGGTTGCGAAAAGGCCCCATTTCATCAAAGGCTCTAAAATGGCTGCACATTGGGTACACAGCTATTTTGGCATTTGCATTTTCCATCTATGATTTTTCTAATGGGTACGACATCAGTTTTTCCCCCGCGATTCTTTGGGGCAGCATTTTCTATTGGTGGAATCGAAGCTATTTTGAAAAGTACAACTATCCGCCGGTTCAACCAGCAACCCCTGCGCAAGCAGCTCCGGCTTCGCCTGATCCCGTCCCATCCGAGCCGGAGCTGCCTGCCGTCATCCCTGAAAAGCCGGTTAAAAAGGCCGCGCCGCGAGCGTTGGTGATTGGCCTTGTTGTCGCTCTTGCGCTGAGCCTCGCTGGGAATGTCTGGCAATCTCTGGCATGGAATGCAGAGAAAAAAGAGTTTGATTCCGAGTTAAAGGGAAAAGACCATGCGATTTCCAATTTGAAAAGTGCGAACATCTCTCTTAAATCAGAGATTTCCGACTTGGAAACATACCGCGCTGATACTTACTATACGACAGGGTATATCGTAAGCGGGTCAAATTACTACCATAGATATGATTGTCCGGTATTCAAAGCGGCAAATACATACCAATCGCACAACACAAAGTTTTGCGAATGGCTCGGGTATAGCGCTTGTCCTGTGTGCAAGTCCGGATTTCTCATAAACTTTAATAGCAAAATGCCGCAGCAGTCTGCGCCGTAGGCGGTTTGAGTAAAGCCCTCGCCGCCTCTGCAACACCGGCGAGGGCTTTTCAGCAGCAGCGGGGAGCGGTCGCCGCTGCTTGTTTTGACCATATCGCGCTTTACCTTACCACTTCAATACCAAGACCTTGCAACACGACGGCATTCGACCGCATTCGACAGACCCGCTTTTGGCACCCCAAACAGGCGGAAACCGGAAAAGTTAAGGTGATGTAAATGAACATTCAAGAGCTGTGTAAAATCCGTAAAGAAGAACTGAAACTGACCTACCACGATATTTCCGACGCTTCCGGCGTGCCGCTGTCCACCGTCCAGAACTTCTTTTCCAAAATGTCGAAAGCCCCGTCCATTTACACCGTCGCGCCGATCTGCAAGGTGCTCGGTATATCCCTTGACGAAATATTCAGAATTTCCGAACACTTGACGCCGACCGAGGAAACCTTGCAAGCCCGCAACGATGAGCTTGAACGCCACGTGGATGCAAAAGCGGACACGATCGAGATCATGCGGCGCGGCGTCCGTATCCGTAACGGCGTGGTTGCTATAATGTTCCTCATCATCGTTTTTCTCGCTGTGTGGTGTGTGTACATTGATTTTCATTGTATAGATTATGGATTTTGGAGGGGCTGACATGGCGAATTGCATCAAATGTAAAGCAGCGCTGCCGGAAGGCGCGCTGTTTTGTCCTATGTGCGGCAAAAAGCAAGTGCCGGAAAAGCGCAAGGCGCTCAAGCGCGCCAACGGAACCGGCACGGTATATAAGCTGCAAGGACGAAGAACGCGCCCGTGGGTCGCCGCAAAGAATCGGGTCATCATCGGATACTACCCGAAGAAGTCTGACGCGCTGGAAGCGCTGGAACGGCTCTCCGGCAAACCGCTGGACGAGCGATACAATATGACCTTTGCCGAGGTGTTCGATGCGTGGAAAGCGGAGCACTACCGCGAGATCGGCTCAAGCGGGGTAGAATCTTATGACCGCGCATTTGATGTCTTTGCACCGCTGCATAACAAAAAATTTCGTGATCTGCGCGCAGCAGATTTCCAAGCGGTCATTGACCAGCATATGAGCAAGTCCCACTCCACCGTTTCGAAATACAAGCAGCTCGCGACGCAAATGTCAAACTGGGCCATGCGGGAAGAGATTTGCGTGACAAATTTTGCGCATTACATCAAACTTCCCGAAAACGTGAAAAAGGAAAAGGAGATTTTCACTGATGGAGATATTGAAAAGCTGGAATCCAACGGCAGCGACGCAGCGAAGATCGTGCTCATGCTTCTATCGACCGGCATGCGCATCGGTGAGCTATTTTCCCTGTCCGTCGCATCTTATCACGAGACCTACGTGATTGGCGGTGAGAAAACGGAAGCCGGGCGTAACCGTGTAATTCCGATTCGGGGCGAGGGCAAGCCTTACTTTGCGTATTTCGCATCCAAAGCGACTGGGCCACTGTTGCTCTCCGGCTATGAGGGCCAGCATTCCCCCGAAAATTACCGAAAGCGCGATTATTACCCCTTGCTGTCCCGCCTCGGGATAGAAAAAAAGACCCCTCATGCCACGCGCCACACTTACGCCACGCGCGCGGTAAAGGAAGGTCTTCCGCCAGAAATCCTTCAAAAAGTTCTCGGACATGCAGATTATTCTACTACTGCAAACATTTACACCCATATTGACCCCGATACGATCGTAGCGGCTGTTACAGGCACGTTACTAACAAAACCGGAATCAGGCAAAAAGAAAAAGCCTTGAAACCGTTGAGTTTCAAGGCTTTTTTGGTGGAGACTGCTGGACTCGAACCAGTGACCTCCTGCGTGTGAAGCAGGCGCTCTAACCAGCTGAGCTAAGCCTCCAACTGTGGTGACCCGTACGGGATTCGAACCCATGTTACAGCCGTGAAAGGGCCGTGTCTTAACCACTTGACCAACGGGCCATATGAGACACGGGATGCTTTCGCATCCCGTGCATCTGGTAGCGGCACCTGGATTTGAACCGGGGACACTGCGGGTATGAACCGCATGCTCTAGCCAGCTGAGCTATGCCGCCAAATATTCCTGCTCGACAGGACAGAAGCTACTATACCAAATAAGGAGGCCTTTTGTCAATAGTTTGTCCAAAAATTTTTGCGATTTTCCAAAAATCTGGGGAGAGGACCGCGCCCTCTCCCCTGCTTTTCATCAGCAAACGACGTTTTTCCCCTCCGACCAGACGGAGACGATGTTGTGCCGGTGCATCATGTAGATCGCGCGCTCGAAGCGCTCGCGCACCGAGAGCGGATGCGCGGCCTCGGTAAAGTCGGAGTCGTCGACGACAATGGCGTGGATATAGTCGCCGGGGACAAATCCGCCGTGCCCGCCGAAATACTCGTGTCCTGCGCTGGAGCCGAGGTAGTAGCCCTCCTCGACGGTCAGAAATTCGTCCTTTCCGTCGCTCTGCATGTGGCGGAACTTCGACGCGCGGATGGACATGGTGATGACCTTGTTCATCGCCAGCAGCGCGCCGCCTGCGATATCCGACCCGAGCGTGACGAGGTTGCCCTCGCGCAGCAGCGTCCGCACGGGCGCGATGCCCGAGCAGATGTTGATATTCGACCCCGCGCAGTGCGCCGTGACGACGCCATGCTCGCGCATGGCCTCGCGCTCGCGCTCGTCGGAGTGGACGCAGTGCGCCATGACGGTATGGTCCTTCCACAGCCCCGCGCGGTCGTAGCTCTCCCAATATTGTGCGCAGTCGGGGCAGAGCTCTTTGACCCACGCGATCTCACCCTTATTTTCAGACAGGTGCGATTGGACGTACAGCCCGCGCTCCGCGGCGAGCTTGCCGAGCCAGCTCATCAGCTCGTCGGTGCACGATGGGGTGAAGCGCGGCGTCAGGATGGGCTTGACGGTCTGGAAGCGCCCGCACGCGTCCAGCCAGCGCAGCGTTTCGCGCTTGGACTGCTCGGTCGTCTCCTGAAGCTCGGGGCTGCCGTTGCGGTCCATGTTGACCTTGCCGACATAGCCCGTGACGCCCGCCTTTTCGAGCTCTTCCATCAAAATGAGCGTCGCGTCCGTGTGGAGGGAGGAGAACATGCAAACGCGCGTCGTGCCGCTCGTGATGAGGTCGCTCGCGAGCTTTTTGTAAATGCGGCGGGCGTAGTCGCTGTCTTCAAAGCGCGCCTCGGTCTTGAACGTGTAGGTGTTGAGCCAGTCGATCAGCGGCAGGTCCATGCCCATGCCGAGCATGGGGTACTGCGGCGCGTGCAGGTGCATGTCGACAAAAGACGGCATGATGAGGCTATCACCGTAGTCGATGACTTCCGCGTCGGCGTTCTGCGGCACGGCCTTTTCAACGCTTTGGATGCTGCCGTCGTCATGCAGGACGAGGCAGCCGTGCTCGACGATCTCGAGCTTGCCGAGCGCCGGTGCGGAAACGAGATTGCCCTTGAGGATCTTCAT